CTGTCACCGTGACGTGGAGGTTACTGAGAAACTATTCAATCACTTCTCTTCTCAGATCAAGGACAAGCAGTGGTCACAGTCTATGCGCCTAGAACATGATGTCGCAGTGGTGTGTCAACAGATGCACGAGGGTGGCTTTGAGTTCGACATCGAAGCAGCTAACCGTCTACACATAGAGATCACTAAGCGTCTACAGGAGCTAGAGGAACGTATCCACCAAGCCTTCCCACCTAAGCTGGAGTTGATCAAGGAGATCAAGTACCGTGTCAAAGAGGATGGCAACCTGTTCAAGAATGTAGAGGATGCAATCACTAAACACCCTGAGACTAAGATCGTAGGGGATATGTTGCAGTGCTACGATTACGTAGAGTTCAACCCTGGTTCTACTAAGCAGCGTGTCGAGAGGCTATGGGATGCAGGGTGGAACCCAGTGGACAAGACAGTCGGACACCGCATGGCTATCCGTGATGGTAAGCACGACAAGCTAGACTACTACGCCAAGTACGGCTGGACAGTATCAGAGGAGAACCTTAACACACTCCCTCAGAGCGCCCCTGAAGGGGCAAAGGCTCTTGCTGAGTGGCTCACCCTAGAAGGACGCAGGAGCACGCTCACAGAGTGGCTACAGGCAGTGGAGAGCAGCAAGGACACACGTATCCACGGTCAGTTCATGCACATAGGCTCGTGGACAGGACGTATGGCTCACCGACACCCTAACATGGGCAACATCCCTAGTGTGTTTCATGGGCAACCAAAGACAGCAGTAGAGAAAGTGAAGGCTGATTATGATGGACAGTTTAGAGACCTATGGACAACACCTGACGGTTGCTATCTTGTTGGTACGGATGCTGCAGGAATCCAGTTGCGGATACTTGCTGATGTTATGGAGAGCAAGCAGTACATCCGTGCTATTGTCGATGGCAACAAAGATGACGGGACAGACATCCACAACCTGAATCGCAAGGCTCTAGGCCTACCTCACATCACACGGGACATGGCTAAGACATTCATCTATGCGTTCTTGTTGGGTGCAGGTACTGCTAAGATTGCTCAGATCCTTAAGACTAACATGGGACAGGCTAGTAAGGCAGTAGCTAACTTCACCAACAGCATTGAAGGTTTAGCTAAATTAAAGAAAAGAGTTATCCCTGAGATTGCAGGACAAGGGTACTTCAGGGGTTACGATGGACGTAAGGTTGTAGTCCCCAGTGAACACAAGACACTAGCGGGTATGTTGCAGAACGGGGAGACACTCGTGATGAAGTACGCAACACTACGCTGGAAAGAAGAGGCAACTAAAGAAGGCCTTGACTTTAAGATATGTACGTGGGTACATGACGAATGGCAGACAGAGATAAGAGGAAGTTACGAAGATGCAGAGCGGTTAGCTAAGATACAATGCGACGCCATCAAATGGGCAGGGTTACATCTCGGAATCCTGTGTCCACTAGAGGGTGAATCTGCGATAGGAAATTCGTGGAAAGACACTCATTAACTATTGACAGACTATACTACATAGGGTAACATATAAGTATGGACCCACAACATCAAAGGAAAACCAATGCCTAAGACTACATATAAAGAAGTTACAACTACTGGTGCAATCGAATGGCCTCGCCTGGCTGAGGATAACCGTGACCTAACAGGGTATGGCGGTGCGTATGAGAAGTCGGACGGTGCTTACACAGTCAACCAAGTCCTGACCAAGGAAGGTATGCAAGCACTCAAGGAAGCTGGCTCACAGAAGCAGCCTAACCAGAACCGTATGATGGACGGTGAGTTGGTTGTTAAGTTTGTTCGACCACACAAGGTCACCAAGAAGGACGGTACTGAAATACCACAAGCAGGTGGTGCACCAAAGGTAACAGACAAAGACGGTAACCCTTGGACCCAAGACATGGGTGTTATCGGTAACGGTACTGTAGCTGAGGTTACTAACCTGATCACTAACTTCACAGGCAGTGACGGTAAGCAGTACGGACGCACAAGCCTAGTCAGTGTCAAGGTACTCGAACTTGTAGAGTACGTTAAAGAGAACGAAGCGGTGGGCTTCTAAATGAAAACCAATGATACACTGATTGCTGATATGCAAGAGGTTATCAAGGGTAACGGTGGTTGGTCTGGGACGGATGGTTCTGTCCTAGGCCGCAACATAGCCTTGGTAGCTAATCAACGGTTCAGCAAACCACAGGAGCCACGAGGGTATCTATCGCTGTCTTCTGTAGGAACACCCTGTAAACGTAAGCTGTGGTACAAAGTCAACGAGGCTACAGAAGCTGAACCCCTTGAGGCTAACGCACTGTTCAAGTTCTTCTACGGTGATATGATTGAGGAGTTAGCATTATCCATTGCTAAAGCTGCAGGACATGATGTGCAAGGACAACAAGATCGTCTCAATGTACATGGTATCAAAGGTCACCGTGACTGTGTGATCAATGGAATGACCGTAGACGTTAAGTCTTGTAGCCCCTTCGCCTTCAAGAAGTTCAAGGAAGGTAACCTACGACAGGACGATCCCTTCGGTTACATTAGTCAGTTGTCTAGCTACGTGTACGCTGGCAAGGACGATGACCTAGTTACAGACAAGACACACGGTGCATTCCTAGCCATTGACAAACAGAATGGTAGCATGTGCTTAGATGTCTATGACTTCACAGAGGATCTCAAGACCAAAGAGCAAGAGATGCTAGCGGCTAAGGAACTGGTAGAAGGTGACATGCCTACTACTCGAATGGCAAAGGTTCCTCAGTCCAAGTCGAGTCCTAATAGCAAACTGCCTATGATGTGTAGCTACTGTGAGTTCAAGAAGAAGTGCTGGCCTGAGGCCCGTAAGTTCATCTACAGTACTGGCCCTCTCTACCTTGTAGATGTAAGGTCAGAACCTAAAGTACCAGAGGTGCCTATGTAATGCGAAGTAAACTCAGACAACGGGCATTGCAGGCAGGTTACCGTTCTGGGTTAGAGGAAGATACAGCCAAGTACCTTAAGAGCAAGGGTATCGGGTTTACCTACGAAGAGTTCAAGATCAAGTGGGTAGACCCGAAGACTAAGACCTACACTCCTGACTTTGTTCTTGAGAATGGTATCATCATTGAGACCAAGGGTAGGTTCATCTCCTCTGACCGTGCTAAACACCTAGCAGTAAAGCAACAATATCCTCATTTAGATATACGGTTTGTCTTTACAAATAGCAGGGCTAAACTATATAAAGGTAGTAAGTCCACCTACGCTACGTGGTGCAAGAAGAACGGCTTCAAGTATGCAGACAAGTATATCCCTGAGGCATGGCTAAAGGAACCTAAGAAATGAAACTGACACTACACAAAGTACTGCTCGAACCATTCGAGTTCCCTGACTTCTACAACGAAGACGGATCACCAATGTACTGTGTGATGTATCTTGCTGAATGTAACGGGGAGGTAGAGGAGACAGAGATGCTCTATGAGACCTTCAACGAAGCATACGATGAGGCTAAGAAAGTCAGTACAACAATAGAGGGTGTTGTCGTAGAGGACAACAGTATGTATGATGCTTAACACTAAACGAAAGACAGCTATTGTCTACACCTGTGCTCACGCTGACCCCAGTGTAAGTAACGAGAGGTTCAACTGGCTAGGTGCTCTGATCTATGACATCAAGCCTGACTACGTTGTAGACCTAGGCGACGGTGCAGATATGCGAAGCCTTAACAGCTACGACACACGTAGCCCACAGGCAATCATCAGTCAGAACTACGGCAAGGACATCGAAGCATACAACGATGCACAAGAACGCCTACGCTGGAAGTTCAGACACCACAAACGTAAGCGCCCTTACTGGATAGGATTCGAGGGTAACCATGAGCATAGAATCAAAAAGGCTATCGGAACAGACCCACGACTTGAGGGAGCGAAGTACGGGATTTCCTTCGGGCATCTTCAAACAAAGCACTGGTTCGACGACTACCACGAGTACGCTAATTCCGCCCCCGCCATCTCTGATTACGATGGTGTGTCATACGCTCATTACTTTAGTAGCGGTAACTATGGCACAGCTTTGTCTGGTATGCATCATGCTAATTCCCTCATTGCCTTACGCAACCACAGTTCTACTTGTGGTCACAGCCATAAGCGTGATCTTAAGTTTAAGGACAGTGCGCATCCTAATGGCGTTATTGGTCTGGTCGCAGGCTGCTACAAGGGAGCGGAAGAAGAATGGGCAGGACAAGCCAATCGTGAGTGGTGGTCAGGTGTTGTGATTAAACGTGAGCTAGACAACGGCATGTATGAGCCAGAGTTTGTGTCGCAGTACACCTTGAAAAGACTTTATGGTGGGGATGATGTTTGATTACCAAGGACAACTAAACCTTCTACTAGAAAGCTATGGACTGTTACAGCTGTTAGACATGAACGATCTGACTGAGGTTGCAGTACTTGAGCTACTGATAGATAGAGGGGACATTGACTTAGAGGATTACTTCTTTAAGGATATGCCCATTGATATGTTAGAAGAGGACTTTGAATATGATTAACGAGAGTGACCTAGAGGCTTGGTCGTACTACAACGAAGCCTACAAAGAGAAGATGTCTATGGACCAGTACCAGTCTGCGGCAGCTAAGACAGCCATCTACAAGTCTGAACACTCTATCCTGTACCCTGCCTTAGGGTTAGCTGGAGAGGCAGGAGAGGTAGCTAACAAGGTCAAGAAGATGCTACGTGATGGCAACTTTGATCGACACGCTATCGCTGCAGAGATTGGAGATGTGTTGTGGTACACGGCTGCACTAGCACGAGATCTTAATGTTGACTTACATGACATCGCACTAGGTAACCTAGAGAAGCTGTATGATCGTAAGTCTCGTGGTAAGATCGGTGGAAGCGGGGACAACAGATGACTTGGTTCTGGAGATACATGAACTACCTAGCCACATGGCGAACACACCGTGATGCTATTAAACAACTCAATCAGCTTACCGATAAAGAGTTGAGAGACATCGGCATCAACCGTGCAGACATTGATCGTATGGTCTGGTTAAAAGAAGATAAAGAAAAACGAGGACAATAATGAACAACAACTACCTACCCACAGACTACCAATCCTTTATCCACACCTCCCGTTACGCACGGTGGTTGGATAACCTAGGGCGACGAGAGACATGGAGCGAGACAGTAGACCGCTACATCAACAACCTTGTTGGCAATAAGATGTCAAACACTGAGGCTGATGAGCTACGGTTTGCTATCATGGACTTATCAGTTATGCCCTCTATGCGAGCCTTGATGACAGCTGGTCCAGCCCTTGAGCGTGACAACACAGCGGGTTACAACTGTAGCTACCTACCCGTAGATGATCCTAAGTCCTTCGATGAGGCTATGTTCATCCTGTTGTGTGGTACTGGTGTCGGGTTCAGTGTCGAGCGACAGTTCATCAGCAAGCTCCCCGAAGTACCTGAGTTGTTCGAGAGTGATACCACAGTCGTAGTAAAGGACAGCAAGGAAGGTTGGGCTAAGGCTCTGCGTCAAGTTATTGCACTCCTGTATAGTGGTGAGATTCCTAAGTGGGATGTGTCTAAGGTACGCCCAGCTGGTGCCAAGCTGAAGACATTCGGAGGTCGTGCATCAGGTCCAGCACCTCTGGTTGACCTGTTCAACTTCACCATCCGTACCTTCAAGGAAGCACAGGGTCGTAAGCTATCCTCTCTTGAGTGTCACGACATCATGTGTAAGATCGGTGAGGTTGTGGTTGTAGGTGGTGTACGTCGATCAGCTATGATCAGCCTGTCTAACCTCTCTGATGACCGTATGCGTCACGCTAAGTCAGGTGCCTGGTGGGAGAACAACCCACAGCGAGCATTGGCTAACA